AACGCGTGCGCTCGAACCCATCCGCACACCGACGCCGCCGGCAGACTCAACGTTGACGCCGCCGAGCGTGCCCGCCGTGTGCCCGATACCGGAGCCGCCATAGTTGGTGGTCCAGCCGAGCGAGAAGTTACCCGGCCCCGGAAGGAACCCAGCCCACGGCATCGACGACGTCGCACCAAGGCGGAAGTACGGGTTCGACGCGCCGCGCAGCACGTTCGTCAGGACGGACATCAGGCCCGAGCAGTCGTATCCGCTAGGACCGACGCCGCCCCACAGGTACGGCTTCCCTACCTGCGTCTGCATCCACGCGAGGCCCCGGTCGATACCGGCGTTGCCCGTCAAGCCCTTGAACGCCCCGCCGCCGAGGCCCGCAGGAGGTCTCAGATCGCCCACAATGCCGTCCAGGGCGCGTGTCATCCCCGCGCCGAGGAGTGCGGCCATTCGCGCGGCGATGCGGTCCGCTATGGACGCTGTGACCCGCGCGCCCGACGAGTTAACCACCGAGTCGACCACGAGCCCGCCGTCGGCGAACTTCGGGATGATCGTCGCCCGGCCCTGGTTCAGCATGTGCATGTTCCCGACGCCCTCACGGGCCACCGTCGACGCCTTCTGCACGAACTCGCCGTGCGACAGGCGCGCCAGGATCGAGTCAGACGTGCCCGTACCCGCACCCTGGATCAGGCCACCGGAGGCGAACCCGCCGAGCTGCGCGGAAACCTTCGCGACCTGCGCCGCAGACGGCACCGAGAACGACCCCGACACGGTGACGTGACGGTCGTCGATACCTCGCAGGTAGGCGTTGACGTCGTCGCGGAACCCAGCGAACGCCCTCTTGGCGTCGTCGAGTTTCCCGCCGAGTCCCGGAATCCACCCGAAGGCGAAGTCGGCCGCGTCGAGGATCTTCTCAGCCATTCCGAGGAACAGGTCGACGATGTCCGCGACACCGTTACGAACGATGAACACCAGCCCGTCCCATGCGCGTGTCGCCACATCGGTGACCGCTGACCACAGACCCGACCAAGCAAGCTCAATCAGTTCCACCGCCACCGACAGCCCCGCCATGATGCTGTTCCAAAGCTGCCCGACGATCCCGCCGAGGATGTCTTTCACGCCCGACGCGATCTGCTTCATCGCATCCCACATGCCCGACCAGTCGCCGGTGAACAGCGCCGTGAAGAAGTCGAAGATCCCGCCGAGCACTGTGAACACGCCCTTGACGACCTGCACGATGTTCGCGAACGTGCCCTTCGCGTAGTTGGTGATCGTCTCCCCGAAGTGCTTCCAGATGAACGTCAGGACAGCCAGGTCGACCTTGAAGAAGGCGACAAGGAACTTCCCGAGACTCTCGAACCCGTTCATGATTGCGTCTAGGGTCGGCTTGATCTGCGGCCACATCGAAACGAAGTAGTCGACGACCGACTTCACGACCGGAAGTGCCGCCTGGACGAACGTCACGACGCCGGCCTTCAGAACCTCGAAGCCTTCGCTGAGTTTCGACGTGCCGTCAGTGCCCGACTGGAACCAGCCGACGACATCCTTGATAGCGGGGATCACGCGACTCTGGACGAAGCCGGCGAAGTCGTACAGCGCCGGGACGATGTCTTCGACGAAGATGGTCTGTAACTTGTCGAGCACCGGCAGCAGCGCCGTGCCGACGGACTCCTTCAGGTTGTCAAACGCGACCTTCGCCTTCTCGCCAGCGGTCGCCTGCGCCGCGGCGGACCCGCCGAACTCGGTCCCGAGTTCACGCAGGATGATCTTCTGCGCCTTCATCGTGTCGCCGGACTTGACGAGCTGCGTTATCTGCTTCTTCTGGCCCTCGGTGAACGTCACGCCCACCCGAGACAGGGCCGTGATGCCCTTGATGGGGTCGTTCAGCGCCTTACCGACCTGCACCGCCGACGACTTCAGCGACTGACCCATGCCCACCGACAGGTCCGTGATGGTCTGGGTGGCACGGGAGAAGATGCTGTTTCCCTTGCCGGTTTCGTTGTGAATGTTCTTGAACGTCAGCAGCAGGTTTGAGCCCGACTGGATCGCCTCGTCGTCGATGCCCGTCTTCGCCGAGATGGCGTTAGCGAGGTCCCCGATCTGCTTCGTAGTGACCTTGGCGACGCCGCCCGTGGACTTGATGACCGCGGCCGTCTGTGCGCTGACCTTCTGCGCCTCGCGTGCCTCCTCGATGGCGCCCTTCAGGAACGTCCCAGCCCCCGCAACAGCAAAGACGCCCGCCAACGGGGCAGCGATACCTCGTATCGCTCCACCGAAGGCGGACGCAAACTTGCTGCCGTGAGTCTTACCGGCAGTCTCCGACTCCTTGACCACCGACGACGAGTGCATGCCAGCGCGGATGTCCGGCCCGAACGCCTTCGTGTTCAGGCGTGCATCGACGAAGACGCTAGCGAGCGACGTCACGACGCGGCCCCCGTAACGGAAGCCAACCCACGACCAGCGGGCACGCCAAACGGCGCGTCTAGCCAGTCGTCGAGGGCATAGCGGCGCATCTGGGCCTCCACATCGCGGCGTTTGGCGCCCGCTGTGAGCATGGCCGGCACACTGACACGGTCAGCGGCATCGGCTTGCTCAGCCAGCCAAGCGTAGGCGGTATTCAGCAGGATTCGAACCGGCCAGTCGACTAGACGGCCACGTCCATTCCCGCTGCGATCTCCCGCCGTCCCAGTGGAGTGTCCTGCCAGTCCTCGAAGGACGAGACAGCCTTCAAACTCGCCCCAGTTGTCGACGACCCACCCGACGAGTCGGAGGGCCGCTCCGTAGGGCGCCCACTCTGTGCCTCGAGAACCGCCTTCACGATGCTCATCAACAGCTCAGTGTCGAGCCGCTTCTTCGTCGCCAACGCCATGAACCGCTCAACGTCATCCTCGACGACACACTGACCGACCACGTCGACGAGAGCAGCCAAGCCCTCCATCTCCGACGTGTCCGCGCCCGACGTTGCCGCCTTCGCGAACATGCCGAGCGGGATGATGCCGACATGGTCGGCCACCGTGAACGTCTCGCCGCACAGCGTGAACGTGTCTGGTTCGCGGTCCGGGTCAGCCTCGCGGGCAGCGACCTCGAACTCACCCAGCGACGCCATCACGCACCGAGCCTGGCAGTGCCGGCCGAGTAGTACGCGAACGGAGCACCGGACGACGGCTGCTCAATGGAGAACTCACACGCAATCGACGCGTTGTCTGCACCCTTGCGCCGCGGGATCGTCACCTGGCCCGTGTTGAAGGACTGGTAGATGAACAGCCGCTCCGTTGAGTCCTGCGACTCCCAACCGATCATGAGGCGCGTCTCAGCGCCGGTCGTCGGCGGGACGTACTTCGTGGACAGGGTCGTCGTCGAGCCGGACTCGGTCGACAGCGTGCCGCCGTTGAACGCCCGCTTGATGTTCGACGCCGTCACCGACGACAACGCGAACGAGATCGAGCCGGTACGACCCGACGTCTTGTACTGCAACGGGTCGACGAACTCGGCGACCGTGATTGGCTCAGTGGTGGTCTGGAAGCTGAAGACGTTCCCCTCCTCGGTCGCACCGAGCGGCACCCAGGCGGCGACGGTCGACCATGCCACGGAGAAGACTGACGCGGCGACGGTCGACGCGGGCTCGGCGGTACCGAGCGGCGCAGCCCAGAGATATCCGGGGTCGGTCGCGAGGTTCGGAACAGCGACGGTAAATGACGGCATGGTGCATCTCCTTCAGTGGCGGGGCGGGTTAAAGCTGGCGTTGCTTGGTTGCGGCGGGTCGTGCGATTCAGATTCGGCGGTTCTTGAGCGCGGCAGGTCGCAGGAACGGGCGGGGTGAATGTTCTGACGTTCCTAGTTCGACGAACATCCCGTAGAAGTGGTCGTCGTCCCATGAGACTCGGACGATTGGCCCGTCTAGCGTGTCCTCGACCTCGTAGTCGATGGATTCGGCCATCGCTCCGGTGTCGCGAGGAGCGTTCTGGCGTGCGTCGTTAGCGATTTTGGAACCCATGATGGTCATGATGTTGCGGGCGTCGGAGGAGTGGAGCCACGCCGCGACCCCAGCCGCATTCATGTCCAACCGGACGGTCGTCACTTCGGAGGTGGACCTGCTGCGGGTGTCGGTTCGGCCTGTGCGGTCTCGGCAGCTTTCGTTCCCTCGCGGGAGACGCCGTCCTGCCAGCCGTACTTCTCGACGTGCTCGTCGGGTACGACGTCACCGGGGTTGAACGCGCGAGCGAATCCCACGAACAGCGGGGCAGTCGCGATGTAGGGCTTAGCCATGTCGGCCTACTTTCATGGGGTGGTGAGCAACGGAAACGACAAGATGTAACGGGCATTGTTGGACAGGTTCGGGTCGTCGGGCGCCCAGTAGGGACCGTTGACATCGCCGTAGGTCCACACGTGGCCGTAGGCGTATGTGCCACGGATCGTCGGCAGAGCAGCGAGCACCTGACGCGCCAGCAACTCTGCCGTTGGGTCGTCTGTCGCCCAGCACTCGACTTGGAGCTCGGCCCAGTCCTGCCAGATCTCCTGCTGTGGATTCCCGCCGATACGGGTCACGCGGATAGCAGGAAGGGTCGCGTTCAGACGGGTAGCAACACGACCGCCGTGGACCGCAAGCAGATCCGTGTTGGCCTTGCACCACGTGACGAACACGCCGACCGCCGAGGGCAGAAGGGTCAGCGTCATGACGACTCGGATCGTTTCAGCAGGGCGACGACATGCGCCAACGGCTCAAAGTCCCACCGTTGCACTTCGCCGTCGACCTCGTACGTGTCGCCTGCGTAGACAGCGCGTGACGTAGCCGTGAGCGCCGACGTGCCACGCCGCCTAGCCGTCCAACGAGACACGACCGTCTCACGGTTCAAGGTGACCTCGTCGCCCTCGAGCGGCTGCACCGACCACAAGTCCTCAACCGTCTCCGACGCATCGTCCCAGTCGATGACCGGGTTACCGAAGTCATCCTCGGTTGGTGCCGGCGGCGTCAGGACCGTCACCGTATGGGGCCACATATTCACGGGAACGTCAGCTCATACAGCGGATAGAGACCCGCTGTCAGGACCGCCCCGCATGAGCAGTAGTCCGCCCCGAAATACAGGGCACACACTTCGCTGTGCCCCATGCCGACACAGCCGACGGTGTCCACGTCGAACGCGGTACCCGGCGTGATGTCCCCTTGGCACAACTCCTGCAAAGCCTCGATCTCCGACGGCCAGAAAAGGCTCTTGCGGGGCGTCCGGTTGTCGAACCCCTGCGAAACCTGCCCCACCTGATACGTCTGCACGGCGCCTGTTCCGGCGTCGTTCCACCGCAGTACGGCACTGCGAAGGATCGCCAGCGCCGCGCCCGGATACGCGAAGTCCTCGTCATTGATGCAGGGTGCGATCCGTGCCGCCAACGCCAAAGCGTCGTCGATCATGGCCTGAGCCTTCGCCGCCTCGATGGTGGCGAAGGGCTCCAGGTCAGCCGGTACGAAGACGACGGCGGTCACGGATCACACCCCCTGATTACTTCTTGTCGGACGACGCGGTGGTCGTCTTCTTCGCGGCGGCCTTCTTCTCAGCAGGTAGGGCCGCTGCCTTTGCCTTGTCGTCGCCTGCGTACTGCTCGAACAGACGCGACTTGTACCGCTCGTCCTTCGAGTCGTCCACCGACACGACCATTCCGTTCTCAACGTTGCGCCACTTGCCCATCAGGGTTTCTCCTTAGACGTTTGCGACGGCATCCTTGACGGTCGCGAAGGCGTTGAGGTCCATGACGGCCCAGCCGTACACGACCTCAGCGCGGAGCGCGATCTGGTTCAGCGACTTCAGGTCGCCGACACCGTCGGGGTTGCCGTACAGGATCTTCTCGACCCCGATGCGACGCTGCACACCCCACCGGAACTGCTTGAAGTCGCCGATGATCGCCTTGATGTTCGTGTCCGAACCTTCAGGCGTACCCGAGACGGTCGAGGACACCGACGCGCGGATACCCTCAAACGACGTGATGTTGGTGCCCAAACCGAGCTCCGGGTACTTCTTGCGGCCGTCGGTGTAGCGGGCCGTGGCAATCGTCCAGGCGTAGGCCGGGTCAATGGCGATGCCGTCGGGAATGTACCCGTCGGCGATGACCAGGCCGGCAGCCGTCTCGATGACCGTGTCCGGGGTCGTCAAGGTCGCGGTCACGATCTCTGTGGAGTTCGTGGTCGTCGCGATCCGGTCACCCACAACGATCTGCGCGACCGCGGCACCCGTCAGCGGGTTCATACCGTGGTACGCACCGAGGTCGAGCGCCCGTGCGAGAGCGTTCGCCGTCGCGTCGGACAGGGCAGACAGGACACCAAGCTGGTAGTCCTCGTCGGCCCACTGGACTTCCTCGTTGAACCGCATGGTCACCTGGACCTTGTGCGGCGTCACCGTCTTCGTCGAGAACGTCGGGTCGGTCGGCGACTTGGCGGCACCTTCAGACACATACTGCGCCTTCGGGTCGGCCGTCAGGGTCATCAGTTGCGTCTCACCGAACAGCATCGGCTCGGAAGCCGAGAGCGCGGCGATGGTGGAGCCTGTGGTTGCCTTCTTCCACAGCCCGGAGGCCAGATGCTTCGGAAGGCTGAATGCAGTGCTGGCAATCGTAGCCATGGAGGTTTCCTTCTGTTATGTGCCGAAAAGCTCCCGCGCCAGTTGGCGCGAGTCACCTTCGACGGAAGTTGAATTGCTCCCCTCGCGTGGGACGTGAGGGGGTTTGCCTTTGCGGTCGGCGACCTCTTGGGCGAACGCCTTGGCCTGTTCGGTCAGCGTCTCCTCGTCGGTGCCGGTGAGGAACAGTCGGATGTGGTCCGAGTTTGTGATGCCGTGTTCAGCAGCGACCCGCAGCCGCATCGACTGCGCCCGCGAGTTGTTCAACTCAGCCTCAAGTTCAGCCAACCGCGCCGCAGTCTTCTCGGCTTCCGTCTGGTTGGCGGCCTTGAGCTTGTCGAACTCATCGGCCTTAGCCTTCAGATCCTTGTAGTCGGCGTACTTGGCGCGTTCCCGCGTCAGCCGGTCGTTGATGACCTTGTTGAGGTCGTCTTGGGACGTGATCGCCTTGAACTCGTCAGCGGCGGGCGTCTCTCCGCTGGTGCCTTCTCCGCCCTGGGGTGTTTCCGACATCGTTCCTCCATCAGCCGCGCATTGACCGCTGCACGTAGGCGTAACCCGCCATCAGGCGGGGAGTCTTAGAACTGCGGGACACCAACGCATCCGCAGTGGTCGTGGGCCTCGAAGTCGGCGGACGCTTCGGTGTAGACGGCGCCACGGTCGAGGAGCATCCGACAGAAGTCACAGTTTCCGGTGCCGGCACGCGCCCATCCACGAGCGCGGGGATCTTCGATACTCGAACCTGTCACCGTCTGCCGGTCCGCGTTCGCAATCCGCCGCTGCGTCCCACCGATAGTCAACATCAACATCGTGTCCAGATCCTTCGCCGACGCCGCCGCCCACCGGGCCAACGAGTCGGTACTGCCCTGGTCGGGGAGGTCCGTTGGGATGGCCCTGAACCGGCCCTTCACTTCGGCGGCGTCACGCAGGTCGTCATACCAGTCGGCGCCCAACGTCGCAGCAGCCGACCCGTAGATGTCAACCATCCGCGGCAGCATGTCCCGCAGACCCGCCTCCGCCGCGTCCCTCGTATCGAACTGCCGGAACATGATCCGAAGGTCATTCGCCGCGATGTTCGCTAACGCCGCCACGTTCCGGCGATGCGATTC